CACCGCCTGTCCCAGATCCAATAAAATCGGTGTAAACAACCATTAGTCTGCATCCTTTTGAGGTATCGAAGATTCACTAAAGTTAGTAGCCCATTCAACGCAGGAGAGCAGTTGACTCTCGGTTATGGTGCACCTACCATTGGTGTTTAATAGGTCTTGAAGAGATGCAGGAAGCGCGGAAACTTCAATGCTAAAGTAACTAGTAACCCTATCCAAAGAGGATAAGGAGGTCATAGCCTGCCGAATAGAATTTATCACCTCACCCTCAGTAAGATCGATATCCAGGCAATTTAGTGAAGGACAAACGAGGGCACTATCCCAAGCATCGACAACCATCTTACCACCAGAGTGAACACCATCAGCTAATAAGCTTGCAATACTTTTTCTATTCTTTGAAAAGAAGATTTGAGCCATAACATGTTTATATAGCTTGGAATTGCTAGCTACCTTAGGAATTAATGTTTAACCTATATCCTAAATTATTTTCAAAGAATGTTGAAACAGCCGTAGCACCGATGAAAGCAACAACGGCATCATATTTAGGTCGCTGAGTGTCGCCGTAGAACCTTTGCAGCCCAAACATAGAAGACTTACCAAACTTACTTATCGACCTGTATATGCAGGCTATTTTAATTCCTTCGTCCTGCAACATGTTCAAGTATTGCGTATACAAGGTTTCCATTTGAGGATCAACATTACATGCACTGAATATTGGGAACATATCCTCATCCAGTGGCGTTCCTACCCCCACTAAGTGCTGGCCTCCCTCATAAGTAAAGACATCTATATCATAATAATTAGCTACGGTTACATTTCCTGCTACTTGCTCTCTAGTCTCTCCATCTATCATTAAAGCGCAGGATGCTAATATCTCTGAAACACTTGAAGGATCATTAGCCCCTTGGCCTAAAATTGATGAGGCTTCAGGGTTTGTACCCAAGCGGTTGGCAAAGTAAGGAGCAATAGCTATAGCATCCAAGCTTGAGACAGGAGCACCTTCTGAGTTCACACCACTCCATTCTAGCATTCTCTCTTGCTGCCATGGGTTAGAGGACTGGCCGCCTACCACTGTAAGTATTCGAGTTGGTGCTGCCGCTCCAAATACTGAAGAAAAGATAACACCGGCTGCTTTTGATTTGTCTGCCCCATATCTGTTGGCAGCCCTCTGATCATTTCCAGTGCTTCCACCTCCAGGCCCTGTAGTGAGTCCGCCATAGTATTGTGCTGATACACTAGCTTCTGCGGCACCTAAGTAAGCATAATATCTCTGATAAAAAGCAGGGTTCCAGAATTCATTTGACCATTCTACAACAACGGACAAGCTAGAATTAAGATTATCCTTAATGTAAGTGGCTGCGTTAGTGATAAAGTCGTCTGTTGCCACATGACCCAAATTATACCATAAACTTCGATTTATGGTATTGCAAATCTGAACGGCATACTCTAGGCTAGACCCAAGTTTTCCTTGAGGCATTGCAGGAATAACTCTGTCTTCCCACTTAGTATTTACTCTTCTCCAACCTAACTCAAAGTCGGTAGGGGCAATCCATCTACCTCCATCTCCGTTAGCAACACCCCAATTCATCGATCTAAAATAGCCGCCTTCACTGTCACTCAACTCTTCTATAGAGTCTAAAAACCTTTGACCGAACGGTTGAGTTTCATACGTACCTAGATCATCATGATGGACTATCCTTAAATTTTTAATATAATTTGCACCGGGAACACCGGATATATCGAGTAGGATACCTGACTCAGTAGGATTATTGATTGTGAAACTGACATCGCCTGGAGTAGTCTCTCCGCGATTGGCAGCATAAACTCCGTAGGGCCATTCAGGATCTCTACTTAGTTGGATAGTTCCTTCGCCATCATAGAGAACATGGTAAATCCCAGAAGGATAAGGAAGTGGTAGATTGCCTAGACTTCTAACTAGCAAGGTCCTAGCAAAAGTTCCCGCTGGCATATCCCCGCCACCACTAGCTGTGTAGGAACTAGGGTTTCCACTAGCGTCAGTTTTCGCATCCCCAGGAATAAAATTTCCCCCCGTATTATACTTTCCAGTAGAATCTGATGTATGATAGAGTTCCCCAGACTTTCGGAGATCTTTAAAAGCTAACTGATTTCCCCAGTATCTTACGAACGAAGGGTTAATTCCGATCTTCATGGTGTTTCCCATAACCCTTAATTTCCTTGAAGCGATAGATCAGTAATGGTTAAAGTATTACCCGTGGCAATATTGGTATCTTGTCCAATATCCCACCAAGCATAAACTTCTGCGGAAGCAGGGTTAAACGTAACATTTGTAGCAGTCCCCTCAGTCAGCAGCACATATCTGGCACCAAGTATAGGACCATGATATTTGTATACGTCCCCCGCAGTTTCCAATACTGCTCTCGCTGCACTTGCACCTAGTTGGTGTGCGCTAGAAACGTTAAATCCTGAGGCAGATTTATCAGTTGTTCTAGGTACGGGCATTCCTGAAGTCCCAATAGAGGAAGCTGATACTAAACCTACTTGAGCGGTACTACTGAGGTTAGCGTCCCAACCTACCTGATCAGTAGGAACAGGTAGAGCCGATGCTAGTTGAAGCATAAAGTGAGTAGTATCCACACTACTAGCTTCAAAAAATTCTTCAAACATTCTTTGCTTACCTAAGTTAGTCCACATAATATATTCCTACTTTATTTAGCTATAAGCAATACCTAAAATACTCTTAAATTACGGCACATCAATATCTTCAGATATTACCATATTAGATGGTAATCCAAAGCGAAGCTCATTGTTAAGAGATAGCTGATTGGCCGTAAGACCGATTCCCACTATTGTAGGATTACCAACCTTAATAGCTAGGTCATTACTAAGAGAGGTCGCAATGGGTGTCTCATTTGTGATGAAGAAGTCTGTATTGACCGCAGTGAAGCTAGTACTAATAGTATTGGTTAGAGATAACAACGCAGATCCTAGATCAACACGTTGCGATAAAGTCTCTAGGAATTTAATCTGATTAGTGATAAGTCCTAATTTCACCATCCCTACTTCGGGTCCAGCAATTTGAACACCTATTAAGTTATTGCTAAGATTACTAATTATTTCTTGTAAACTAATCCTCTCTGAAACGCCCGGTTCTGCTATGTATGTTCTTGCCTTCTCCTCTTCAGCGAAGTTATATAATTCAGGAGCCGATTTGGATAAGTTGACCTTTACGGGAGGTTTACCTCTTTCTTCAATAGTAATATCAAATGAAATTACCATCTAAACACTAATCTCCTCGATCTCCCCAGTATTAGTAAATAAGAATTTGGGACTTGGAATATATGTTTCAAGCCTAATCTCCATGGTCTTTTGAAGAACTCTATCCTTTGTATCAGCCGCAATTACAGAACCTACTGCTCTCTCTCTTTCGAGAAATGCTCTAGTGTCTTTACAGTAGTTTGTTGGAATTACTAATTCTGGGTTGAACATAGAGAAAACTCCTGATCTAAGCATGTCTAAGTCAGCCTTATATTTACACCAAATATTTATTTCGTAGGTGATGTTGACCGCTCGGGGTGCCAGACTAAGAACTCTAGTTGCTCTTCTCTTTCGATTATCCCAGTGAACATCATGCATTAACATAGGACTATAACGCTCCCTCTTAGCGTCCCTTGCAGAATCAACTTCTGATACAGTAACGAAGGGTAGCACTATGTTATCATCGGTCCTTAACCTGCCTGCTATTCGTTCTGAGTTTCCATGAGTGCAGTTTACTTTTACCCTGTTACCATTACCATCTATGTAGTACAAGCCTCCAAAGGTAGCAATCATTTGCCTAAGACTTTCTTTGTAGATATTATCAATTCTAGGTAGAAGTTTCGCCTCAGTCATCTTAACAATACGTTGTTGAATATCTTGAACGTTCATCGTTGATATCCTCCTAACTGATCATTCCTATCAAAAAAGTCCTCATTGTGAATGTCTTGAGAGTCCCTTAGAAGTTTAGCATGTACTAACAAGTGGTAAACTCCATAAGCTTCAAAACTATCCTCTTGAACTTCAAACACTTCAAATTTCATATCTTGAAATTCAGGTTCAAGAATGTCTCCGATTGCGATAGCTTCTCCCAGCATGTTCTCAGCGTAAGATTTATTGAATACAAAAACTTGATCTATCTGCATCTCAACGCCAAACTGAGTTAGGTTTTCCTCTACCGGTCTTGGGTCATAGTGCGCCCACATAGTAACAGGTTCGTGAGCTATTGTCTTTTGTCTAGATTCCTGATAGACATCGTCTATGTCATTGGAAGGGATATACTTATATACGTGTACTCTAGAACCGGAGAGCTTAATGTTTTCTGCGTCTACAAGATTAAATAGATTCTTATCGTTCTTCTTTTTGAACAGGGATAATCGAGTATCCCTTTGATCTGAATCTGGGAAATTAGTAGGAGGGGTTGTTACCTTATACTTCATTAGACTATATCAAACAGAGGAGGTGGTTCAATCTCGGTTAGCAACTCTTCAATTAAATCCTTCTTCTCTTGGGCAGCTTGCTGCATAAGCTCAGTACCATTAAGCCTAGTTCCTCCTCCAGGTCCAGGGAGCGTTGCATACTTGCCTCTGATACCTGCTAGAATCTCTCTTGATAAGGCTAGGGTATATCTTTGCACCCAATTCTTATAAGCATGATGAACGGTGTTTGGATCAAAAGCTCTGAACTCTACAAGAACAGGCTCGGCTGAATCGGGTACTGGGAAGAGATGCAGATGCCTATTGTTAACTAGTTGCCATGTAGCCATTTGACCTAACACATTCTTTACTTGTTTTAGGTATTGTTGCATCAACAGATACTGACTAACATTATAATTATTAAATAAACCAGTATTCGTAAAGAACATGATACTAAAATCATATTCCAGGGAACCTGGGTTTGCTCCAAATTTGAAGAAGTCCCGTCTGTACCAAACGTCATTTAAGTTATCTGCGACCTCGGGAGGAAGCTCGTATACATTTATACCCGCACTAGTATCAAAGACCGCATACTGTGTCATCCAGTCGGGAGCATGATACTCTAACTTAGATATAGCTTCGTCAATACATATTTGAATTTGAAAGTCATCAAGCTCAACATCAATGACTGGGAATCCTAGCTTGGCTAGAACGTAATCTTTAATTGTTTTGTTAAACGGTTTAAATTCGTTTACGTCTTTAAAGTCTTTATTATTAAGGTCGGTATCTTTCGGGCTTTTATAATCTTTTAAACGACTACCACCATAGGTTCCGTAAGAGGATCCATAAGACTTAACAATTGGTATTCCTATTTTTTCACCCATATCATTATTATTTACCCTACAAATGAAAAAAGGACTCAGTATAAAACTGAGTCCTTTCTTCTATTTTAGTTACTCGTTACTATTAGCTAGTGATTGAGTAGTTGGTGCCGAAGCCTGCACCGTTGATGGCCGTATTACGGAAGACCTGAGGAGTCAGGAAGTCAGTACCCAGGCCGATGATTCTGATCACGCGGTAGAAGCGCGATGCAGGTTGAACGGCGACCTTGCCGTAGCGAGTCAGGATNCCCTTTCTCGGNTGGAAGGTCTCAGGATCAACAACCGTATCCAGAGGCTGAAGTGGGATGTACGGGCAGTAGAAGAAGCCAGCATCCATTGCGTTGCTACCCTTGTAGCCAACGATGATCTCGTCTTCAGGGAACATCGGGTCAACGATCAGGTCGTACTTGCCAGCGAACTTGCCAACGTATTGGACTTGAGTTCCTGCCATGTTCGTCGGACCATCTTCCTTAGCAAGACCACCCTCAAGTTTCGCAGCCGACTCAAGCATCGATGCGATGACAGGAGAAGTGATGAGGACGTTACCCGGACCACGGAGGGTCGTGCGGTAGATATCCGTGCTTGCGAAGTTGATCATAGCCAAGACGTTCGAGAACGCTTCGCCAAGGTGACGAGGAGCGAGGCTCGTTGCCGCTGCTGGATTTCCGTTGCCATACGGTTGGATGAAGTGCTTAATATCCATCACGTAGACGTTCGAGTACTTGCGGTTGATACCATCACCCACCGAACCATCGGCGTTAACAGCAGCTTCTTCGTTCTTAAGTGTATCCGAGAAGTCATACTCGTAAGCACCAGCAACGAACGTGCCACCCGGCTGGTTGGTGCTAACACCAGTACCACCGATGCCAGGGAAGTTGTCCGCGCCACCTTGGTAGAGCGACTCCAGGTACCAGCCATCAACGTGAGCAGGACCATAAGCGATCATGCGGATGTCTTCAATCAGTTCACGGTCGATCTCAAGGTTCATTTCCTTCGAGAGCAAGTCCGTCAGTTCAGCTTCCATGTCCAGGTTGTGGTAAGCCTTCAGGTCTTGAGCAGCCTCAAGGGTCCAAAGTGCTCTCATCTTCCGCTCACGCGCTTGCACGGTTTGCTTCTGGATGTGGAGGTTAACCTCAGGAATCTCTTGACCACGCAGTCTTTCACCCGACGAAACCGAGTAACCTAGGATCGTGGTCGAAAGCGGGAACGAAGCCAGCTTGCCACCCATGGTGGTTGAAGGCGAGCCGTTAACATTGTTGAGAACGTTCGACAGGTCGAAGTTCGGCATGTTGCCTGCGTTAAGAGCACTCGTGTTGTTGTTGCCACCAAACGCTTGGTGCATCGATCCAACTGGCGTGTTCAGCGCATCGCCACTCAGTGATTTGATCGGAGTCGCGGTGAGGTTACGCGGCGTGATGTTGAACTTCGAATACATCGTTTGCTCAACNGGCGCAGAACCANTNCCNNCATCAACACGACGGGAGTTACCCATGTAGAAGATCTGCGAGACAGGACCATCCATCGTCTGGGTGGCACCGATCTTGTTAAAGACCAACTCAGGGTAGGTACGACGAATCAGTGGGAAGGCAAACTTTTGGAAAGTGCCAATTTTACCAGTGGTCGTAGCTCCTGGGCTTAACGCTTCTTCGTTAAGGTTCGACTTCGTGAACTCTTTGGCTTGGTTTTCAAAGAGACGAGCGGTCTGGTACGCGATGTGTTCATCCGAGATTCCTTCAAGGAGTGGATCCCAACGCTTCAATAATTCATTTCTATCTGGGGCGGTCATATTAACCTCTATAACTGTTGAGTTTTTCTAACACGCCTTGATGTATCCATTCATTACCATGGACAGCGTGGTTTTCATTTAACTGTTCATCAGTTGACTTCACATCGAAGTTATCTTCACTGATGACAAGTGCCGAATCGGAAAGTTTTCTTTCCGCTGCTGAGGTCTCGGTAATAGTTTCCATCTCATCTTTGACGGTCACTAAAGCTTCCTCTAGCATTATGCTTTTGTCGTTAGAAACTTTAGCTTTACGCTTAAGCCCAACATTTTCTTTAAGAAGCTTGTTCACTTGACGTAAAAGAGCCTCATTCTTTTCTTCCTGTTGTTCGCCTAAGGAAGCCAAAGCGTTCATACCATTCACTTCATCTTGTGAGGTGTTTTCAAGTACGAACATAGATCGAACGGTTTCAAACATCTGAGCGTTGCGGAACGTTTCGTTCTCAAGCTCAAGCTCCTTAAGGGCTTGCTCTTTTAACTTTTCAATGTTTCCACGAATAAAGGACTGGACCTTCATGGATAAGTCTTCTACTTTCTCTTGAACTCTCTGCTGTACTGTTACAGCAATAAGCTCAGAAACCTTATCAAGGGTTTGCTCATCGAGACCCTCGGGAAGATACTGGGCCACGGAGTCTAAAGTTTCTTCGCTCTGTGTCATAATAAACCTCTATGTATGTATGTAGGGCATTAGTATATTTTTAATACTATTTATTTTTCTTTCTTCGATCAGCTATTTCCTGCGCTTTGGCGAATCTTCTAGCTCTTCCTGCTTCATCGTCTTCCAAGGCTTTTTTTCGTTGTTCAGGAGTAATTGATTCTCCCCCTCTCGCAACACCAGTAGTGCTCCCTTTCGATGGACGCACACCTAAGCCTCTGTTCGGACGGCTGCTTTCAGATTCGTTTTTACGCTTTCTACCCTTAGGTTTACAAGATCCTTTAGAGTAAGCTTTCTTACCAGGAGTTGGCTCGTAACCTTTCCAACATCTTTCTTTAAGAGCTTCCACTAGTGCGTCACCTAAGATGGTAGTGCTGCTACGTTGAGGTCCAGCATCACCTCGACCACCTTGACCCATAGACATTCTTGACCCGTCTGCTCTTCGACCGTAAGTTAATTTACCAGTCTGCTTCCTCGCTTTACGCACAGCGTGCTTACCGGCTTTACGGAATGTCTTTGCAACATGATCGGCGGAGACCTTTTCTCCCCCTCGCGTTTTAATGAGACCTTGAGAAGCAGCAACCACCGTGTCGTTATACCCGCCGCGCTTCCCAGGACGTTGGGGGTCCCGTGTTGCTTTTTCCGCTGCGTCTTCCTGGGCTGGAGTACCACGAACGGGACGTGTACCTCGATGTTGCTTCATGTAAGCTTTCGCTCTCTTAGCAGCGTACTTACCTCTAAGCTCATTTAATGCTTCTTTAAACCTTGTCATTTTTTACTCTTTTCTTTAGAATGACTTTCGCCATTACCATTACCATTACCGTTAGCATCAGAAGCTTCAGCAGCACCTTCAGACACGATGGACCGTAAGTTTTGCATAAGGGATCCAGCCACCAGGGTCAGCAGGGCAGATGCCACACTGACGTGCTCATCTTGGATTGCTCCCGATCCTAGCATAACTATAAAACCACCGATCAACAGCACTAGTAGGGCTGGCGTAGTCAGTGCGATATTAGTTCTAGCTTTTTCACTCGCGCTTTGATTAATTCTTAATTTTGCTAACTCCAACCTAATCTCTTGTTCTTTAAGAGCGCGTTCTGCGTTCTTCTCTTCACGCTCACGAGCAACCACTGCTTTATATTTTTCACGAGATGCCTTAGCATCCTCTCGTTTAATTCGCAGTGCTGCACGCTCGTCTTTCACAATGTAAGTTGGTTTGTTAGAATTATCGTCATAGTCTTCATGTTGTGGCATGGTTCATTCCTAGGGTCTTGGGTTATTTCTTTTTTCGTATGGTAAGCTTAGACGTGTCCCCAGAAATGCCTGGGATTGGCTTTGGCTCTGGCTTTGGCTTTGGCTTTTTATTTCTCATTCTTATTCTGTGAGCTTGAGGAGTTTCTCCGTGACCTCGCTCATCGCCTGTAAATCTGCCTTGGACATTATCGTCATTTTCATCGTAGCGATCACCCCAACAAACTTTCTTGAAACCTTCCATTAAAGCATTTCCAATAATATTGGTGTTATTGAGATCTTTTTTCGATGTGTGATCTGTAGCAGCCTTCTGATGCTGAAGAAGCTTTAAACGTAGAGAATCATTATCCTTCGTCCCCTTAGCCTTATCTGGGTAGCCTTTCCCAGTGTTCGTCCTAATTATCATCTTCTTAGGCTTATTAGCCTCAGTCTGGGGACTGGTGCGTTTGACGCGAGTTCCTTTCATGCCACCGGGCTTTACAACTTTCTTACCAAACTTCAAAGCTGCCTCTTGTCTCATAACATCTTTGTCTTTGAACTTACCTTCATTAAGTTTTTCATTAACCTTAGACTCAAGCATCGTCATCAGAACTCTATCTTTCTTGTGTTTTGAAACAATTGCTTGAGCACGCTGGCTGTTCTCTCTCATGGATTCACATATTCCAGGGAAAGCTCCTTTAGTAGAAGGATCGGATACTAAATCAAAAGTGATAAGTTTAAAATCTTCGTTGACNATCTTACCTTCTGCACCNTCGGAAACACTACCTACACCCCGGCTAGAGATACCAATCTTCACACCATCGTTGATTAATGACTGTACAATCTTCCCATTAGGAGTTGAAAGGATCTCACACTCACCAATAACATCACCACTCTTATCAACTGAAAGGCCCGTTATAAGGTGGGAAGCTTGAGATAAATGAATAGCGTCATTAGCAGGGTGGTCAAGAGCACCTACTAAGGACCTGTCCCCAATCTTCTCTTGAATCTTCTTAACCTGACCCTCTAAGATCTTTCTGGGGTAGATCCTTCCGTTATTGTTTTGCTCGTCACACTTCTGGAATCTGCCTCTAAGCTTAGTCTTAGTCTTACCACCAGCGGTGTTTTCATTGATAACTTGAAGGTTATCTAAAAGAGTGTATTCTACTAGTAGCATAGTGTTCCTTATTTTTGTTTACGGGACCAGTACTTCTTGCCTTTGAATTTAGCAGTTTTTTGTTTACCGTGTCGAAGCATTGTTCTCACGGCATACTTCTTCACTTTTGTAAAGTCGGCTCCTGAAGAGAACCCTTTAGCACTTCTCCCTGCAATAATTTGTTCATCGTCTTTACCCCACTTTTGTTTGGTAATGACATATAATCGATCAGCATCTTTCGTTGAAAAAATCTGACCAACATAACCGTTCTTAAGAGCGTGGGTAATTGAATCATAGACTCGGACTCTAGACTTAGAGGCTTTACCCTTTTCAACGCCCCCCTTACCCTTTAGCATTTTAGACCGACCTTCCGTGGACCCACGGGCCATCTCTTGTAGAATACTTATTATGTTCATCCTTTTTTCCTACGCTTTGACTTTGGTGGTCTTACCATCTTCATTTTCTTCTGAACCCCAGGTGCGATCATGCCCGAGAATGTCTGCTCTTTCAGAAGCTCACGAGCTTCAATGATCAGTGACTTCAATCTCTCCACAAGGGATACCAATTTGGTCTCGACAATTTTAGCCTCATTCATATACTGAACAGGGGATTCCTCATAGGTAGCAGTACTACCCTCGTCAAGTCTTTTGGCAAAGTTAATGGCGTTTTCGACAAAGGCATTAGGGACCACAACCCCTTTAAGACCATCGTCCACAATAGGGTCAACACCTACAGGACCAGCTTCTTTTACTGAAGTTGTCTCTGCAAGTATAGATTCAGAAAGAGCTAAAAGGTTTTTAGTGCTTGCGCTCATCTTTTAACCTCACTTAGCCTTTTTTGTATCCTCTTCGTCCTCTTCGTCTTCTTCGTCTTCCTCGTCATCATCGTCATCTTCATCCTCAGAAAGCATTTGCTCTTCCAGAGCAGCAGCTTCATTGAGAGTGGCAAGGACAAAATCGACGCACTCTTGCATGGCCTCTTCTGAGATTGGCTCGTCTAGCTCTGACTCACAAAGGGGGCAAGCGTGTGCCTCCTCAAGAGTCTCTTCGACAATAACCTCAGCGGACTCATTCAAGTCATTCTCTTTAGAAATTTTGTTAGCCTTTAAAATGTTGGCAACGAACTGATCATCTACGTTTACGTATTGCATATTTGTGCTCCAATTATCTATATGTATTTAGTCGAAACCGTAATATTTAAAATATTAAAAAACAGAATCAACCTCTAATGTCGGAATCGGGAACTCCTGATTCCCCATCAAACACTGAATCTTCTTTCCTCTTAATGTCCTGCCTATCTTGGACAGTTATAACAACCTTAGAATCGTCCGGTAGTAGGAGTGAGTCTTGGGATCCTCCTGTCTGACTTACAAAGTCTGGCTTTATGCCACCCCTAAACCCATTTTTAATATCTTTAAACAATTCAGGAGTAGCTGTGTAAAATAGTTCTGAGAATCTATTGAAAGGCATTCTCCTGTATAGATCGAACCAAGTAACAACCTTGTTAGGTGTAGTCTCAGCGATAAAGTCAATTACTTCTCTAAGAAGGTATGCGGCACCGAAGGAGGATACAGGGTCTATACTCGAAGTATAAGTTGTGCCATCATAGAAAGAGTCTTTATAAGATGAAGGCTTGAACTCATATCCAAAAGATTGAAGGCTTGGAGATTCCATTAGTCCAATTTTTTGAGAACCATCCTTATTATATAGATTATAAGTGGATAACTTACCTGGATCGCTGCCGTCAATCTTTGTGCCTATGCTAGGCTTGTATTTTAATGATCTCCTAAAAGACCCTCCAATATAATTTAAAAGAGTAGACTGTACGTTTAAAGGATTAAACTTAGAACCTACGACGGGAACTATCACAATCGCAAAAGGTATATTCTTAGGAAAGTTAAAGGATAAGGAAGATGCTACATCTTTAAACCCATAAGCTGTGAGGTCTTCTTGAGTTAACTCAAAGGAAGATGTGTCTAAAATGTATCGATAAAGAGGATCGTCATACCCTATTCTATACTCTGATAGAGTTAGAGCATTGTTGTTAGCATGTCTCGCAATTTGGTCAGAGTCCACAATCCTAGAATAAGTGGCTGTGTAGGTTTCTATTAAAGGATTCTCATTGTAGGTACTGGACACAGACGCTAAATTCATGCCAAAGTACATTGTCTCAAAAACATTAGCTCCCGTATCACCGGTCACAAATTCGTTCTGATTAGATAAGGAACTGGCCGTTATGGTAGATTCTAAAGTCATACCATTGATTGAAAGTACTTTAGATTTATGAAAATCAGGTAAGTAGTATGACTTATCTACAAAGTTATCAGTTACTAAAGGATACTCACCCTCTGTGGAAGATACGGCAAGGTAGTAACCTCCTCCGTCCCCAATATTCAGTAGATTAGAATCACCCACACTCACAGGCGTGGTAGAAACTTTTGGAGTTAGTGCTTCTAAAAGGATACCCTCATTAGGGATTGCTAATGGCTTGGTACCCGACAGCAAAGTCTCCACGGGAATATTTACATTTAAATCTTCGTTTAGGAACCTTCCTCTATTTATCTGAGTACGTTGAAATTCATTATCTTTATTTGTGGTTAGGGGTTCTCCGTTATCAATTATATAATTGATACTACCACGAGATGTGTAGTCTGATGTAGGAGGCTTCTCCAATATAGTGAAGTTTTGTTGAAGTTGAGATTTAGCAGCATCAATGTAAAAATTAGGATCTAATCTAGACATGGTGCCAGTCACAATATGCTTCTTCACCATCTGTAGGAACTTTTCTTCGCCAACAACTTCGCCACCTGGGAATCTTAAAAGTTTAAAAGCTGTTAGGAGACTAGGGTTCAAACTAACAGCAATCTTTTCGCTTGTAATGTTAAAGAAAATATCCTCACTCCAGGTACCACTGGTGTTGGCTATTCTTAGTGCTCTCTCAATACTGACATCAATAGTATCATTAAAAGTATCCAAGTATTTACTATTACCTGTTATCTTAATGGGGTCTGGAGGTAGGCTAAAAAGATTAAGCTCTTTGTCATATATCTTTTGAGGAATTTTCCTATTCCTAAGTAGACCATCATCTTCTTTTATAAGTTTTGTAGTAATATCTACAACCCTTGAATTCTTCTCTTGAATCCTCAACAACTCTGATGTGGGTAAACTAACTGATTGTGATGGGCTAGGCATCGTGGAGCCTCCCAAAAGCCCTTGACCAGGGAGACCTCCTGGAGGTTCAGTAAAATCAGGACGAACGGGAG